TAAGAGCAAATCTTGATGGAGCAAATCTTTATGGAGCAAATCTTGATGGAGCAAATCTTGATGGAGCAAATCTTGATGGAGCAAATCTTTATGGAGCAAATCTGCCTATTTTCTGTAGATGGGGTGTTTCGATCCGAAAAGAAGATGAAGTTATCAAAGTTAAAATTGGTTGTGAAATCAGAACAATTTCGGATTGGGTAGAATGGTTTGACGGAACAGGGGAACTATCAACTAAACGCGGTACAATTGAGTTTGAAAGAATAAAAGGAGTGTTCTATGCCTTTAAGGCTTATATTGAAGTTGTTGGGGAAGAAAATCTATTTCCAAACAACCCGGATGCAGGAAAAGAAGGTAAAGAAACTGCCGAACGATTTAAAAACGCTGAATAATGAAAACAGCGTACACCACACACGGGCTATTGTTTGAAAGTAAGGACGTGTCTATTATTGTAGGAGATGAACCAAGTCCATTTAAGCTAGAAGTTAATGAGGTTGTTAGCTTAATAGAGTGCAGTAAAATTTATGTAGAAGGAAACTTTAATAGCCATGATTTTATTGAGGTTGATTTAAGTTCATTGACTCATGATATTGAGCCGGAGGATTTAGGAGGTTATAGTCATATTGAAATATCTGTGGTCATGGGAGGTTTTAATTTTCCTATTCTGGAAATTAAAGACAGATCATTTAAACTAGAAAACCTCTCTATGGAACTGCAAGAACGTATTCACAAAGTAGCCAACGAAATGTACATCGATTGGCTTAAAGTTAAAGCTGACTAACATGGAAACTGTTATCCAAATAGGATGTAATTACCACACTAAGTGGCAAAAGAAAAAAGGTATGCGCTTTGTTTTATCTGAGATAGACGGAAATAAAGCAAGGCTTACGACTAGGGATACTAAAAAAGACTTTTGGACTAATGTTTCAGATCTTATTTTTATTGAAACAGAACATAATAAACGAAAGTTAGAAAAGCTTAAAGTTAAACAGAATTGATATGGTAGTAAAAATTTTAAAGTCAGGGTATTGCAATATTATGATGGCATATTATGTGGATTATATAGATGACTTAAGTGGAAAAACTAGAACATATTTTGACTATGTTCATGAAAGAAACCAATTTATCGAAGAAAATAAAAACTAAATTATGGCAAACGAGATAACTAAAACAGATTCATTTGGTTCGTCAGAGCAATTTGAACACGCACAAAGAGTGGCTAAGATGCTTAGTACTTCTTCTTTGATACCTAAAGAGTATCAAAATAATATCCAAAATACAATGATCGCGTTAGAAATGGCTAACCGTATTGGGGCAAACCCTCTTATGGTTATGCAAAACCTTTACATTGTACATGGTAAGCCGTCTTGGAGTAGCACGTTTATAATCGCTTCAATCAATGCTTGCGGCAAGTTTTCTCCTTTACGCTATGAAATGTCAGGAGAGGGCGACAATTATGGATGTGTGGCGTGGGCTTATGATCTTGAAACAAAAGACCGTTTAGATGGGCCTAAAGTTACATGGGCTATGGCTAATGCGGAAGGATGGGTAAATAAGACAGGAAGTAAATGGAAAACAATGCCGGAACTTATGTTTCGTTATCGCGCCGCTGCTTTCTTTGGCAGACTATATGCTCCGGAACTTCTTATGGGCATTCTTACTAATGATGAAGTTGAAGATATTCATTACTCCGTTGTATCAACAGCAATTAATAAAAAACCTGAGCTTACAGATGAGGAATTAGAGCAACTAAAAGAGGACGGGCACAAACTAATTGATATTGAAACCACTTACCAAGTAAGCGAAGATCAAAAAAGTCTATTTGATGAGTAATTTAGAATTAAAGGGTTCGGAATTAATGTTTCGAACCCATAATTTCGGCGAGTTAATGACAGGCTTAACAAATGGGGAGCTTTCGGTTGGAGGAAAAACACTTGTTAGAAAGATATTCAATGAAATGGTTCGTGGCACTTCAAAATTTTACCTAGATAGTTCAAGCATATCAAAAGGCCGTGAATGCGAAGATATGGCAATTAAGCGTATCGGTAAAGTAATGGGGTGGGGCTTGGCTTTGAACGCTAATAGAATAGGAATTGAGTTAAAAGACGAATACGGCATAGGTCACCCGGACGCGATCTACACGAACAGACGAATTGGATTCGATGCAAAATGTTCTTTTACAGATGATTCATTTCCCTTATTCCAAACAAAACTAAAGGATAAAAATTATATTTGGCAAGCTAAAAGACTTGCAATGATGGCTGGATTTGATGGGTGGTGGATTTGCTACTCACTTGAAAACACCCCCGAACTAATAGTTATTAAAGAAGCTTGGAAGCTTTGGAAGGAAACTGGAGAAGAAGGAAGCCCAACAGAATCATTTATTGAAGATGTTAGAGCAATGCACAACTTCGATCATTTAGCCGATTGGGAGCGCGTTAAATCGTTTTACGTGCCACTTGAAGATAAAGACATTGAAGCAATCAAAAAACATGTAGGATTAGCAAGAAAATACTTCGACGATCTTATGGAAGATTACAGACAACTAAAACCAAATTTATGAAAACACTTACAAAAGAAGATTTACCAATTGGAACTAAAGTTGTTCCGCACGATAAGACGAATACTGAATGGGGAAGCAAGGAGGAGTCAAAATCTTGGAAAGCCCTTAAGAAGCAAGGATTTTTATATGTTCTTGGCTATGACTCTGAGGACAATTGCCTAGTACTTTGGCATGAATTAAAAGCAACAACCACAGGGGACTTTTACAATTACTCAGATGTTACAATTTACGAAGAAAAATAAAATAACATGAAAACAGATTTCGAAAACCTAACAGAACAAGAAAAAGAATTGATACGGTATTGGATTGAAAAGTATTATTTGCAAATTCACCAAAACATGCTTCCTCCATCATATAATGAATTCATAGAAAAAAACAATCTTTCGCCTAAACCGAAGATTGAGGTAGGAAAGTGGTATACCGGTTTAGATCACATATTAGGCGCAAACTTCATAGGGTATATAACAGAAATAAAAGATGGTAGATTCTTTTATTATGGATTTAATTGTTGTGGAGATTGGAAAGATAAAGATTATTATTCAAACTTTAAAAGCATAAGAGAAGCCGCCAAAGAAGAGGTTGAAGAAAGACTGATTCAGGAGTTTAATAAAAAATACCTTAATTTCGGTGTAAAATGCTTGCATTACGCTGATAATTGTACTGATATTTCTAAAATTGAAAGACTTTATTATGATGAAAATGATAATTGTTTGAGATATGACCTTCCAAATGGTGTTGGGTGTGCTTTTGATAGTGGTAAATGGGCTGAAATAATCGACGAAAAGGCAGAGATCAAAGAAACTATTGCAAGACTGCAAAAAGAAATAGAAACACTCAAAAAACAGTTGGAATGAAAAAACGAATTATTGAAACATTATGGATGTTAGCCCTAATCGTATCAATAGTTTTTATTATTAAGGCTTTACTTTCTTGATTCGGGTCGCTACGCTCACCTCATCGAGGGGCACGTATTTGATCTGTCAAAAATCTATTCAGACATAAAATTTTTCTATTATGAAACGGACACATACAATCAATGTGAAAAAGGAAACATTTGACATAATATTTGTAATAGTTCTTTCAATATCATTAGCTCTATTGATTAGAGTAATTGTTTCATGAATTATGATTGTTAATAAAAAATACCTATGTTTGTAAACCATTCATAGGTATTTTAATTTGGACGCTGATAGACTTTACAAATACGCTTACAAAATAGCAGGGGACATGGGAAGTGAATTACTTCACCATTGCATCGCTAACCATGATACTTCCAAAGCAAAAGACTACTATTCATATATGTACGGTATTATGAAAAACCAGTACATAGATAAACAAAGTTCATTCAACAAATCCATTCAAAGCCAAACTATTCCCGGATTCGAAACAGAAGAAATAGAATCTCACGATGTGAATATCCTGCACACAATACTTCATGAACTTGAAATGAAAGGATACCAAAATGAAGTTTCTTTGTTTAAAGAATGTAAATTTGTATCTTCGATCCGGGAAGTATCCAGGAAAAGAAATATTCCAAGATGCAGATTGACTAAAATTTGTAACTTTATAATCAATGAAATTAATACAACATATCCTACACTTTAGCATTGAGCAATACATTTACGCAATGTCGTTTGTATTTATCATGCTAGATTCGTTTGGACTTCAAACACGAATAAAGAAGATACTAAAATTGAAGGTATCGGAGCAATACAAATTAATCGATTGTTTCCCTTGCATCTCTTTTTGGTTAGCATTATTAGTAACGTTTAATTTACCTGTCGCATTCGCGATATTTTTAACATCAAAATTCTATGAAGCAATTAGATTCAATTGATAGCTTGAACGCTATCCGACAAAAAGTGACAACACGACAAACTGATTTCAGTAAGAAAGAACTACTTCAACTGGAAGAGGTTTACATTGAAATACAAGAGAAACGAGTGGGGAAGAAAAATGTAATCCTAGATAAGGGGTGTTCATCTTGTATTTCATCCGCTGCAAATATTGTTTTCAATTACATTACCTTTCACGAGCCAAAGGAAATCGATATCGAAAAACCTATCCCAGCTGAAAAAGTAAATGTTGTAGTTAAAGAGGTGTCAGGAAATGAACTTCAAGATTTATCCCTGAAAGAACTACGACAACTTTACCCAAATATCAAAGCACGATCAGTTAAAGAATTTATTCACGAATTAAAGCAATTACAAAATGGCGCATCCGACCAGAATATTCAAGACTCCTGAGGAACTAGAAAAAGCTTGGATACACTACAAATCTAGCCTAATTGACGAGGCTAAAAGATGGCCTAAGATAAGTTATGTAGGTAAGGATGGTAGAAAGGAAATAGACTACCCAAAATTACCTTTGATTCTTGACGGGTTCTATGTTTTTTGTCGTGCAAACTATGGAACTGTAAAACATTACTTTGAGAATAAAGAAGGATATTACGAGGACTTCGGGGAGATCTGTTCATATATACGTGATGAAATACGGGCGGATCAGTGTACAGGAGGGCTTCTAGGAGAGTACAACGCAAGCATTACACAAAGACTTAACGGGCTTAAAGAACAGGTTCAGAACGAGGTTAAGGGTGGTGTATCAATTTTAAACATCGATCCTTTGGATGATTCAACAGACAACAAGTCTTAGAAAGATAGCAAGCCTTAGAAAACGTATCAAGGTAATTAAAGGCGGTCAGGGTGCTGGTAAAACTATCAGTATCCTTATTTTGCTTATAAACCACGCTTCAAGAGTTCCAAACAGGGAGATACTTATTATATCAGCTGAGCTTACTAAGATGCGTCTAACCGTGATCAAGGACTTTGTTAAGGTTATGCGATTGTGTGGCTTATACAATGACTCTGATTTTATTGCCGGAACGCTATACAGATTCCCTAATGGTTCATTTATTAAATTCATTGGCCTTGATAGGTCAGATGTAGGTAAAGGTCTTAGATCAGATGTAGCGTACTTCAATGAGGTTAACAAATGTGATAGCGAAAGTTACAGACAGGTAGCGTCAAGAGCCGGTCAGGTGTATGCAGATTATAACCCGGATGCTGAATTCTTTATTGACAAGGAAGTGATAGGTCGTGAAGATTGCGACTTCTTACAATTGACATTTGAGGACAATGAACTACTTTCAGATGCAGAAAGGAATGAGATTCTATATTACAAAGAATTAGGATATCACCCAGACGGAACTATTAAAAATAGCTATTGGGCTAATATTTGGCAGGTTTACGGATTGGGTAATACAGGGTCGCTACACGGTGTTGTGTTTAGCAACTGGAAAGAGGTACAAGAGATTCCCAAAGATGCTAAATTATTGGGTTACGGAATGGATTTTGGTTATACTAATGATCCAACAACACTTACTGCAATATACAAAATGAACGAGGTGTATTATCTTGATCAGTTGATATACAAAACAGAGTTAACAAATCCACAGATAGCACAGGAAATGAAATCTTTAGGCGTTAGTAATTCATTATACACTTACGCTGATAGTGCTGAACCGAAATCAATTCAGGAATTACGTAACTTAGGAGTCAGGATCACACCGGCAGAGAAGGGAGCGGATAGTATTATGTTTGGTATTCAGAAGATGCAAGAGTTGGAATTCATGGTCACTAGTAGGAGCGTTGATTTGATACGAGAGCTACGATCCTATGTGTGGGCAAAAGATAAAGACGGGAACACACTTAACAAACCAATTGATAGTAATAACCATGCTATCGACGGGGTTCGTTATTTCTTCATAACTAAGGGTAAATTTGACGGTAGATATTTTGCAACATGAAAAAGGTAACAGTAATAATTCCATACAATAAAAATAGAGGTTGGTTGTTCGACTGCATCATGTCAATATTTGCAAGCGACTATAATGGCGAGATTGAAATAATCTTATCTAAGTCAGACAATGGTGTTGGGTATAATATCAACCGGGCAATTGAATTGGCTACTGGTGATTACATTAAGTTTATTGCGGAGGATGATATGCTAACTCCTAATTGCATAAGCGATTCGGTTGAAGCTATTGAGTTCTTTGATGTGATACACGGGAATGCTTACTATATTCGGGACGGTGTTATTACCGGCAACTTTATTCCAGCCTCTCATAGTCCGGTGCTTGATCAAATGCTAAACAGAAATAAGTTTCATGGTGGTACTTTATTCTATCGTGCAGAAGTATTGAAACAAAACATGTTTGATGAATCACTTTGGACTGGTGAGGAATATGAACTAAATTTGAGATTGATCAAGAAAGGTTTTAAATTTGGGTATTGCGATTCTTACATGACGTACAATAGGCAACATGAATTACAGAAGTCTATCGGAAACAAGGATTCAGAATACCAGCGCAAGAGAACCAAAGCAATTGAACTAATTAAAAAGATGTACGAATGAGAATAGTTGCCTGTATGGCTACGATGCCAGGTAGGGAGAAGGCTAGGCTTTTATCTTGTATGTCTTTAACAAATCAGGTTGATCAGATTTATGTATATGATAATTCAATTAATTCTATCGACCTAACAGATAACGGAAAGTTTGCTGGCTTGTTCCTTGAAAAAGAACCATGCTATTATTTCAGTTGCGATGACGATTTGCTTTACCCACCGGATTACATTGAACGAATGATTGAGGATATCGATAGAAATAAATCAATTGTAACGTGCCATGGTCGAGTATTGATAGGTGAGGACTTACCTTATTACGATGGGCACAAGTTTTATCCATGTTTAGGAAATGTAGATTATAGTGGTCTTGTTCAAGTTGCGGGTACTGGTGTAACAGGATTCAGAACTGACTATTTCAATCCGGTTCATTTGGCAATCAACTCCAACCAAAAGATGAGCGATTTGATATTTAGTTACTATGCAATGAAAGAAGGTAAAGATATTTACATGATGCCTCACAAAGAAGGATGGATTAAACAGATTGACGTGCCTATTTCAACTTCAATACACACAACCGAACGAGTGAACCAACAACGATTAACCCACACGGCAAACGAAATATACAAATTATGGAAAGAACAGTAGAGATACGATTAAGCAAAGACCCAAATAAGTTGCGTATTCAGCATTTCAATGTGATAAAAGAACCGTTACTAGAAACGAATGACTTAAAAGCAAAGGTTAACATCGTTCATTTGTACACGGGTTTACTTCCTTCGACTATTCGAACATTCCCATTGGATGAAATTAACGCAATGGTGAATACTATTTGTGCTCAATTCGGAAAGATGCAGATAAAGAATGAGCCTCCAAAAGAAATCAATCTAAATGGAAAGACCTACGAATTGGTTAACCCTAAAAAGATTGGTATAGGATGGCATATTGATTTTGCTAATTGTAACATGGATCAAGACCCTGTTAAACTTGCGTGCATGTTCTATCACCCTAAAGGAATTAAGTATGGTGAAGTAGATGATAATGGTAATATGATCAGCACCACTTCCGACCGTAGACTTGATGTGGAATTTCACATGCAGCTATCAACATTTATGGAGGCTTCCGCTTTTTTTTTGAAGCAATACGAACGATCAACAAGGATATACACGGTGAAAGAAAGGTCAAGGAATTGGATGGAGATGATATTGACGAAGCTAAGGATAAACAGCCAAAGCCGTACCAATGGGAAAAAGTAATTCATTGGGTATCTAAAGAATTTAGCATGACGTGGGACGAGGTTCTACAAATGAACATATACAAATTCAACCACCGGGTTAAATTCCTTACAAACCAGGAGAAAGAAAAAGCTACTATAAGTAAACAAGCAATTGCAAATGGCAAACGGACTAGACGCTTTTAAAGCTCTTAATATTGGTACGTCAAAATCTGTATTACAGAACAAGCCTGGATCACCAGTAGGCGATTTGTTGCAATTGTTATTACAAGACGTTTCGGATCAACTAAGGGAAAGTATCGATAAGCATAACATAAGCGCATCTAACAATCTAAAGCAGTCCATTAATGTAAGCAAGGCAACGATAACAGGAACTAAACTTGAAGTTGCGGTAACGGCAGATTTCTATTGGAAGTATGTAAACTTTGGTGTCAATGGTACTGAGATAAATAGAGGCGCGCCAAATTGGGGTGCAGCACCAACACAAGACTTATCATTTAAGCAAGCAATACTAAATTGGATTCCTGATAAGGGCATTCAATTACCCGAATCTTTTACAAGTTACGATTCATTCGCTTATGCCATCATTCAAAATAAAATAAAGTTCGGGCAAGAGGCAAGACCATTTGTTAACGATGTAATAACGAATCAATTAATTCAAGATATATCAACACCTATTCGAGCAATGTTCGGACGGGCAATAGAAATTCAAATCTCAGTAGGATGGCAGTAACATTTCACCAACAACCAAATAATTATACTCCAAGCGATAACCCTATTCTATACGTGTTTAGTTCCAATCAAACATCACAGGCAAATTTCAGCTATATAGTTGAAACTAGAATAGATGGAGTTTTGGTTTCCACTGATAGGGTTTTCCCGGAAGTTTCAGGTCGTGCGCATTGGGATGCTTCAACAGTTGTAAAGACTAATATTTACAAGCCCACAAGGTCAACTGTATTATTGTATGGAATAACTCTTCCTGTTGTTCAGGTTACAGTTATAGAGAATTACGGAACGCCAGCAATAAATCATTCGTCTGCAAGCAGCACGGGTAAATATGTTTTTAAATCAAAGCTAGATGAAGAAGAATGGAAAACAAAAAACTTCCTTACTACATATGTAGACAAAAAGTTTTTGACTGACATTCCTAATTCAACTATCTATGCGACTAGGGAACAAGATATATTCGCTCAGATATTATCAGCTTCATCGGTTGCATTAACTTTTAGCTTCTATGATTCGGATGGAGTTCTGTTAGATTTGTATTCTTCCGGTAGTGCGTTAAATACTCTTTGGAACATCAACGCTAGTTACTCAAACCTGTTAGATGTTTATCCAGGATTAGACGAAACTTGTAAATCTGTAGAAATAGCTCTTGGTGATTCTGAATTACTTATTATAAATTATATTGATGATGACTGTTTACAAAAGAATGTTATAAGCTGGATAAATAAGTATGGTTCATTTGATCAGTTTGTATTCACTCACAATCTTGAAAATAAAGGAAGTGTTGAATCTCAATACTATGAAAAGATGTTTGGTGGATGGGATGGATCGACTTACTCTTACAATGTTCCTTATGGTAGTATTGAGACGGTTAAGGTTATTAATCCTACTGGATACATTGTAACAGGATGGCTAACAAAAGAAGTACAGAACTGGTTAGTCACTTTGTATAAATCTATTGGTGTAAGGCTAAATAACGAGGTTAGTATTAGGATAACATCTTCTTCTTACACTGAAAAGACAAATAGGTTTGAAGAGTTGATAAATGAAGAGATAACATACGCTTTAACGTCAACTAAAAGTATGATGATATGATACAAGATAGATTAATTGCTGGTGGTGTTGAATTAGACTTAAAAGAGAATGTCCCGTTTCCTATTGACATGTCAATTCAGGATTACAGAGAGCCGGATAAACGCGCAAGGTCGCTTTCAAAAACTACTGAACTTCCATATTCAACTACGAACTATAATTTCTTTATCTCTGTTTTTGATCTTCATTCAGTTGGAAGTGAGTTTTCATTTAATCCCATTGTTAAGGTAAGTGCAGAATACTACAAAGGCAGTAATTCGGTGCTTCCTAATGCTATTATTCAGTTAAAGGAAGTGAAAGTACTTAACGGGATGCCTTCGTTTGTTATTCAGCTTTACAGCGAGGTTATTGATTACTTCCTTACACTAGCTAATATTAAGGTTTCAGAGCTTGACTGGTCAGAATACGACCATTTATTAACCCGACCAGTAATAAAAGACACATGGTCTACTAGTCCGACACTTGGGAAAGGTTATTATTACCCACTTATTGAGCGCGGAAATGGAAGGCCCGGAACATTAATTTGGCGCACTACTGACATGATCCCTTATGTTTACCTATATGAGTGCTTCGTTAAGATGATGGAGTATGCAGGGGTTAAGTGGCGAAGCAATTTCCTTACAAGTAACAGGTTCAAACTGCTTCTATTTGGATATGGTGGAGGGGATTACATTAATCAAACAATGACACCTTTTGAATTAAACCAAAGAAAGGTTTTATTATCTAGTGGTAATCTTAATTTTTCAAAGGACTATACTCAAATAAGTGTACCAATAGGAACTTCTTTTCAAAACATAAATACCGGAAACTTTACGATAACAGAAACACAAGATTTATTAGGGCAATTTAATTCGGGAGCACTTGAATCAAAATTCACAATACAAAGGGGTGGGAATTACAAGTTAAACATAACAGGTGTTGTTAATCAATTAATTTCAGGCGTAGGCTACACTTATACAGGCGGTGGTGATATGGCTATTTCAATTGTAAAAAACAACACGGTTATCGATACCGTTTATCAAACAACATCATCTGATAATCAAGCATTTTCATTTAATAAAACCGTAAACGTAAATGTTCAATCCGGTGAAACGATACGTATATTCTTTAGCACATTTGCAAACGCCGGAACTTTAAATGTACCGTTTACAAAATCAATTACAACGACAGCACCAATCACGATGTCTCTTGAATCAACAGATGTTACAGTGGTAGACGGCGCAACGGTGAGCCTTAATAAGTTTATCCCCGAAAAGGTTTGCTCTGAATTATTCTTAGATATAGTAAGGATTGGGAATTTATCTGTTTCAGATCCTGACGTAAACGGAGTAATAACACTTGAGCCATCAAATGATTTCTATTCAAGCACTAGCGTGTTTGATGATATCACAGATTTGGTGGATCAAAAAAGTGAAATATCTATTAAGCCAATTGCAAATGAGTTCGCTAAGAAATTTGTTTTCAGGTATAAAGAAAATAAGGACTATGATGCTACCGTTTACTTTAAGAAATACAACAAACGATATGGCGACCTTTCATTTGATCAAGGAAGTTATTATTCTAAAGGCGAACAAAAATTTGAGCTTTCCGTTTCTTCAATTATTCCATACGAGATAAGCCCTGGAATACTAGTTCCAAGATTTATTTCAAAAGACAATACGGGTACATCTAAACCGGTAGACGGTTCTCCAAGAATAATGTTCCGAAACCCTATGAAAAACGGGGAGTGGGTATTTAGAGATAGCCTTACAACAGCAAGTGAGAATCTTACAACCTATCCATGTGTGCATCATTTCAATGACTGGCAAACACCTACATTTGATTTAAACTTCTCTTTGGTCGATGAAGTATTTTACACTACGACAGTTGTTACAACAGTTAATTCTTACAGTGAATACTATGATACATTCATAAATGAATTAACCTCACCGGATGGGAGGCTTGTTTCATTATACGTACACTGGAATTCTACGGATGTTAAGAACCGGGATTTTGGTAAGTTGATCATGTACGATGGTTCATTGTTTAGGTTGAATAAGATTATTGATTTTGATGACAACATTTCAAACAAGAATAAGATTGAGTTAACAAAGGTTTTGCAAGCCAACTCTCCTATAAGGAGAAGTATAACAACACCTAGAAAGGTTATTACTTTGGCATCTTCACCATTAATAATCGGATCACCCGGCGTTGGAACTGGAACACCTGTAATAAACGGAGGTTCAAACGGACAAGTATTACAATACATGAAAGCAATTAAATCATTATAAAATGGCAGACGTTAGCACAGATATTATATTTCGTACGGTAATAGATACCGGGGATAGTTCTCAAAAGGTTGACAAACTAAATAAGTCAATCAAGGAAACTGACGAATCAGTTAATAACACAGGAAAGGATATTAATAAGGCTTTTGCAGATCTGAACGCAAAGGTTGAATCAGGCGAGCTTTCTTACCGGGAGTTGTCAAAAGCTGTAAAAGAATATCAAACAATTGCATTGCAAGCCGGACGCGAAAGTGTAGTGGGTCAAGAAGCTATTCTAAAAGCAGCTGCATTAAAAGACGAGTTAGCGGATTTGAGCGCAGAGGTAACGGCATTATCAAATGACGGAGCAAATATGCAAGCAGCCCTTCAATTAGGCTCTACTGTTACAGCTGGATACGGTGCTTTACAAGGAGCAATGGCTTTAGTAGGTGGTGAAAGCGAAGAGCTACAACAGACAATGGTAAAGCTACAGGCAGTTCAAGCGGTATTGAATGGCATCGAGCAGATCCGGGCTAACCTAGAGAAGGAATCTATTCTTATGCTTAAGGCAAAGAGTTTAGCAACAAAATCAATGACTATTATCGAGGGAGTTTACGCCGCAGTTGTTGGAACTACAACCGGAGCAATGAAAGCCTTACGCATAGCTATGCTTGCACTTCCTATAATTGCGATCATTGCTGGTATTGCATTACTTATTGGGTGGCTTTCTTCTTTAGCAGATGAGACAGAAGATGTAGAGGCAATGAATGATGCTCTTACAGATAGCTACGAACGACAAGGCAAGGCAATGCAGTTAGCAGCCCAAAATTATGAAAGGGATATTAACAATAAAATTCGCCTGGCTAAACTTCAAAATGCTACGGAGGAAGAAATACTTGGACTAGAGCAAAAACGACTTGCTGTTAAGGAGACGGCTAGAAAACAGGAGTTAAAGGCGTTGGTTGAGCATGGTGTTGAACAAAATAAACTCTACCATAAAGCATATTTTCAACAGGATTTTGATTTAGCTAAAAAAATACGAGAGGAATACAATACTAATGTTCAAAGATACAGAGAGTTAAAATCTTTGGACGGTCAATATCAAGAAGATGCACGTGCACTAAGGCTTGAATATGAAGCAAAAGAAAAGAAAAAACAAGAAGAAGCAGAAAAAGCTGCCTTAGATAGATCTAAAGAATGGGCTAAAAGACGTGAAGAACAACGGAGGGCAGAAGCACAGAAACGTTTGGAAGAAACTAGAATGTATGAGGACTTAATAACTACAAACATTAGAGATGAAGATATTCGTCGAATGACTCAGTTAAAACTACAACAACAAAGAGAATTAGATGAGATTAAGAAAAAATACGGTGAACGATCTAAGATTGTTGCAGAACTTGAAATTAAACAACAAGCAGATAGAGCTGCTTTAGGTGAAGAATTTAGAAAGGCGGAAGAAGAAGCAGATAAAAATAGTCGTGCATTTCAGGAGTCAGAACGTAAGGCACAAGCAGATAGAGAGCTTACAAGTAAAAAAGCTATACTTGAAGGAAAGTTAATTGCAGCACGTGAAGATTTTGACGCACAACAAAAACTTTCAAGAGAACTTGCAGCGTTAGAACTTGCAGAAGCACTAGCTCAGGAAGGCATTACGATGGGGGAGAAGTATAAACTTCAAGAAGAGTACAACGCAAAAATAGATGCCTTAGACGAGGCGCGCGCGCAGAAACAAATTGAACGTCGCAAACGGGTAGAAGAGGCTGCAACAAGTGTAGCCACTCAAGGATTAGAAGCAGTACAAAGTTTGTCGGATGCTTTCTTTGCTGCTAAAATGTCAAAGTTGGAAAAAGGATCAGCTGAAGAATTAAAGACTGCTAAAAAAGCTTTTGAGATAAATAAGAAACTCCAAATAGCACAAGCAATAGTTCAGGGAGTTCAGGCTACTTTGGCGGCTTACTCTTCCGGTTCGGCTATTCCAATAGTTGGTGCAGTTACAGGCCCTTTATTCGCAGCTCTAGCGGCAGCGACAGCTGTAGCTAATGTTATAAAGATTAAGAATACAAGCTTTGAAAGCGCAGGAAGTGGCGGAGGTTCTACACCTTCAGTTTCTGCACCATCAATGCCGGACTTTAGCGCAACAACACAAACGGCAGGATTAACTGGAAGCGGAACGGAACAGACTGGAACAGCAAACGGGAATCAACCTGTTGGTAAAGTTGTATTAGTAGATAGTGATTTAAAGGCAGGAATAAAGGAAACCCAAAAGGTAGACGTGCTTTCGTCAATAGGATAAGCCAAAATTTAACAAAACATACTATGTAGTATGAATCAGTATTTTGATATTGTAGTAAACGAGAATGACGAAACAGGAGTTGATTTTAACTCTTGTGTAGACCGACCGGCGCACTCTAAGCAATTTATTTCATTCGGAAAGGAAAACGTACGTTATCATTTTAACGACGAAAAGAGAATCATTACAGGGGTTGCTATTGCTTCAAATGTTTGGATTTACAGAGATGATCAAGAGAACGGTGAACACTATGTTAGATTCTCACCATCCACAATTGAATTGATTAGAAAGAAATTTCATTCACAGGGTTATAACAATAATGTGAATGTTCATCATGACATGAACAAGATTGTTAAGGGGGCTGTTATGCTTGATTCATATGTTGTAAGTTCAACCGATCCTAAATATCCAAATGTACCGGAAGCTTTTAAGAATCAAAATATTCAAGATGGTAGCTGGTTTACTTCTTATTATGTGACTGATGATAAGTTGTGGAATGATGTAAAAGAAGGTCGTGTGTTAGGCTTCTCTATTGAGGGTTGGTTTGACAAGAAAAAAGTAAACGTTAAATCAAATAAAATGAATAAACAGAAAAAGCCTATCGGTGCTTATTTCAAATCCCTGTTTAATACAGAGGATGAAGATAAAACAACCATGGCACAAGTTACCGCTGTTGACGGGACTGTATTAATGTATGACGGTGACGCTATTGTAATCGGTGAAACGAAAATGTTCACGGATCTTGAAGGTGAAAACGTTATTCCTGAACCGGGAGATTATGAAGTAACCCTTGAAGATGGATCTAAAAAGGTTGTTACTTTGGATGTTGCTGGAATTGTAACAGCCATGGAAGATGTTGAGGAAATGTCTGACAATGAAGAGTTAGCTAAAGAAGTTGCAGACGCAATGAAAGCTATGGCTAAAGAAGTTTCAGAATTCAAAACAAAACTTCAATCTGAAATTAACGATTTAAAGACTGAAAACACAACTTTGAAACATCAAATGTCACAGGTTATTGCAGGGGGAAAATTTAAGATTGACCCAAAGAAAGTGGGCGATCCTGAAAAAACAAAACTTTCTGCATCCGATTTATTAACAAAGGCTAAAAAATAAAGAAATGGCTACCAAATTAAAAGATACCCTAAAAGAAAAATTCGCGTACGATGTATCGGATTTGGCAAACTGGAAAGATAATTCCATGCCAACAATGATTCCTGACCTAATTGCTAATAGTGATTTCTTGGGAGATTTAACACTTGAAGAAGGTGTAAAGGGAACAAAGGAAATTGCATTATTGAATGCAGATGTAACGCTAAAAGCTAAGGTAGGTTGTACTCCATCACCTGATGGATCGGTAATTTTCACCGCTGTTGATTTGAGAACAAAGCTTTTATACATGGGTATTGAGTTTTGTAACGAGGATCTTAATGGTAAGATGACTCAGGTATTGAATGTACTTGGTGTTAAACGACAAAACGGGCAACTTCCAGCAGAACTGGATCAAATTCTTCAAGCATACCTTTTGAAGATGCTAGAGAAAAAAGCACAAGACGTTGTATTGCTTGGTGATACTACGTCTTTAGATGCTGAGCTTGCTTTGTTTGATGGGCTTGTTAAAATTATTGACAATGACCCGGACGTTGAAGTTTACACATCTACTGAAACAGAGATCGACGAAACAAACGCTTGGGACTTAGCAAAAGAATTGTACAAAACAATTAACCCTGAGTTGCTTGATAACGGATTGACTGTACAAATTTACACAGGACGACAAGAGGCGTTAGCTATCTTGGAGCAATGGAATACAGACCACCCTTATTCATTGATCGAAGTACCGGAAGCTACGGGATCGTTCTCATTCAAACTTCCTTTGTATGGAATTACAGTTAAGTCACTCCCTCAATTGTCAGGTAAAAACAAAATGTATGCAATTCCAACATCGTTAACATTCTTGGGAACTGACTTGGAAAGCGACATGTCATTCGATATCAAGTACGATGACTACAATGACAAATTGAAAGCAGAAGCTTCTTTCCGTTTGGGTACACAAATTGTTTGGGGTAAATACTTCACTCGTTTGGAATTGGCTAACTCTTAATCTTTGAATTATGTGTGAATTAACATCGGGTTATAATAAGTTGTGTGATTCAGCGGGAGGGGTTAAAACGTGGTATTGGTTTTCTTTAACGGATAGCACAGGCACTACTAACTATCAAACAGCCCCAGTGGTTGCAAATGGTGAAGTAACTGCCATTTCTTTGAAAGCCGGAAAGTATGCGTACCCTTTAAACGTTGAAATGGAAACTTCAAGCTTCCAGGACACAAGAACGGGAGAGAGAGCCAATAGTGCTTATTCTCGTTCACAAACTGCAACTATTATCCTTCACGGTAATACATCGACAATGATCGACCAATTAGATACGGCAGCAAAAGGTCGTGTTGTATTGATTGCCCAATTAAACGATGGTACATACGAATTGGCTTTCATGAAAAACGGAGGGTTAATCGTTGATGATCGTACAACAGGGACTGCAATGGAGGACTTGAATGGAAATACCCTTACTATTACAGGTAAAGAGTTCCAAAAAGCACCTAAGATTTCAAGTACTCTTGTTCAATCTTTGCTTGCTCCTGCATCCTAATATTAAAAACAACAACAAAAGGGAGGTTTCGGCTTCCCTTTTTCATATATTTGAATAATGATTCTAATTTCAAAAGGACAATTAAATATTTTTACGCTGACATTGCGTGAATTAGCTGATTTAACTAAGCCTTTAGAATGGATTATAAAATTCGAATTAGACCAATCACCGGAAGATTACAACTATTCACTTGAATTACCTGATGTATCTAGTAACATGGATTATCAAACCTTCGAATTAACAGAAGGAACAACGGTTACATTTAAATTTCTAGGCGACTACAAATATACAGCCTATCAAAAGGATGGAATGAAAGTAGTTGAAGTTGGAAAAATGAGGGTAATTGAGTCGGAAATAGAAAACCCGACATTTGAAGCAGACAATACAAGAAAAATTTACGATAATGTACAGACTTGAAGCTAGGGAAGTAGACAAGCCGGAAGGTTGTGAAAAAGTACAACAAGGAACTGGTCGAGTTAGTTGGGGAGAGGATAACCTATATCCTCAATTCCTTGTTGGATTACACGACGACAACCCTATACATGGGGGGATTTTAAATCAAAAAGTAACATTTATTACAGCTGGTGGGATTACTATTGAAGGTGATACAGATGGACAGGCATTAAACAACAGCGATAGTAGTCCATTGTCCTTAGATGAGGTTATGGATGATATTACCTGGGATGCTGAGTACTTCAACGGAACATCAATATTATTTAAAAAAGATCCTAGCGGTTATTGGTTCGCTTTGCCAATCGACTTTGAATTAGTAAGAGCAACGGAAGATGGAATTTGGTACGAGATTTCAGATGATTGGAGTACGGCACAACAGAGCGAAGAAAAAACAAATTGGAGAAGAGTTAAATCAATTCATAACAGAGAAGAAGCAGACGAAGAATTAATTCTATACAACATTTCAAAACCAAAGCAAAAGTATCATGGTGAAGGGAGGAAAAAGAAACTAACACTTAGCTATTACCCAGTTCCAACTTATTCAGGTGGAATTACTTCGATTATGGCTGGTTGTGAAATGGATTGGTTCACATTGTCTGAGATCGTAAACGGATACCAGGGAGGGACATTGATTAATCTTGCTAATGGTATTCCTGAATCAGAAGATGCTGAAAAAAAGATAGTCAACAGAATTAAAGCTGATGCTACTGATAAAAAGAAGAAAGGTGGTCTAACCATTACTTTTTCGGATGGAAAAGAAAGAGAGCCAAGAGTTAGTCAGTTAAGCGGAAATGATTTAGATAAGCGTTATATTGAAAGCGGGCGTGAGGTTTCAAGAAAGATAATGATTGCTCACCAGGTTATTAGCCCTGCTTTATTTTCCGTAATGAGTGAAACGTTATTCGGATCAAAAGAAGAGCTTGAAACGGCTTATATTCTCTTCCGAGAAAATTACGTTAAGAAAAGACAAAAGTTCATTTCTAAACCTCTTGAATGGGCTTTGAACACTTTGAATGGAACTAACATAAAAATAACATACAATGATTATCAACTTCCATTTACTATTTCAAGCACAGCTCCAACCACTGAGCCGGCTAAAATGAGTTCAGACAAAGACCCAATTATCGAAGCATTTGAAAAAGCCGGAGTAGATCGTAAGTCAGTTGAAATATTAAAGTCGGATGTATTTGATTGTGTTCGTTCGGATGAGGAATTTATTTCGACATTTCAAACTTTCGCTATTGACCTGAACAAAGATCAGGAGGCAATTGTACAAATGATTAAGGATGGAAAAAGCTACAATCAAATAGCCAATGAGTTCGGTAAGGGTGGAATATGGCTTTCAAATCAATTAGTTGAACTTGGAAGAATTGGCGTGTTAGATGGCTGGGAAATAAATGAAAATGTTATTGATAAACCTGAATACAAAGTACTTTATTCTTATGAAGTGAAAGCTGGATTAGGAAGCGCGGTTATTCCTACTTCACGTGAATTTTGTATAACACTTGTTCAAATGGACAAGCTTTATACGAGACAAGAGATAGACCAAATTTCAAGCGCAGTTGATCGGGATGTGTGGCGTTACAGAGGCGGGTGGTATCACAACCCTAAAACAGACACAACAACACCTAGTTGCCGTCATGAATGGAAACAAAATATTGTAAAAGTATAAGGACATGAATAGTTATTTAATAGACTTAGACACGCTAAAGAAAAGAAGCTTTGTAAATTCGAATGTTGAAAACAGTGTTCTTAACCGGGTGCTTGAAGTTGTGCAAGATGTAATGCTTTTACCAATATTAGGTACTTCATTTTTTAACCGGCTAATTAAAGGAGTAAAAGATAATGACTTAACGATAGATGAGGCAAAATTATTGAATGATTATATTGCTCCTTATTTGATTTCAGCGGTTGAACTTGAAGCGGTGTATCCTATTTTGATAGAGATAAGAGCAAAGACGGTTGGAAAGTCAGGTGATCAATATATAACTCCATTATCTCAATCGGACTCAATAGCCTACCAAGACAAGTTAAGAAGCTATGAACAATCTTACCGGACTAAGTTGATAGGTCACTTAAAAGATAATCAAACGACATTCCCTACATATGATGAATATGAATGTTCTCGTGAAAATATACAGCCTGATTGCGGAGTTACAAGAACCAATATTAGATTCGCATGAAAACCAGTTTAAATCAGGTTCGCGAGGAATTGGCATATATTGCGCAGTGTCACAATCAAATTAATTCATTTTTTTGGGGGGACTTTTTACGTGCATTTAAAGAGAATGTTTTGAACTACCCTTTAATGTGCTGTTATATAACTCCAAGTGTAGCATTAAACAAGGTTGTTTCCACAGTCCCGATTAATATTGTTTTATGTGATAAGATTTTTAAAGATTGGAACGAGAATTTAAACGATGTTGAAAGCGATATGTTGGATTTATGTAATCAACTATATCAAATAATAAGAAGCGCTGGCAGATGGCAGGAAATGGGCGTTGTGGTATCTGCTAATATTCCACAAAAATTTATCAGTCAGGGAGGCGATGAAGTTTGCGGGTATCAAATGACTATTAACTTCAAGTTTAAAAATGAGGTTTGTTACGAGAATTTACCATTAACTGGTTATGATTTTGGAGGCGGAATTATCCCTACTCCCCCAATTTGTGAGCCAGCAATTTTTCAAAACTCTGATACCACCTACGAAAAAACTATCCAATCCGGTACAACTTTTGTTTCAGAAGATATCAATATCACTTTATTAGATGGGTCTCAAACATTCCCTTCAAATGTTGATATTGATTTATCCGATTACGCGCCAATAGAACCTGCGCTAATTAAAAACAGTGATGATACTTTTGAAATAAGCGTAAACCCAGGCTCTGAAACAATACTGCCGGATATAGAAGTAATGCTAAGTGATGGTGATAAAAATTTTCCCTCAAATATTAACATCGATTTATCAAATTATAGTCAAATACCACTACTTCCAAGTGGAACATATACCCCGAAGAATACAGTTTCAGGTTTATTCGACCTACAATGGGCAAACCAAACAGCTAATGTAATAACTTCAACTGGTAAAATTGATTGTAATTCTTCGTCGGCTTACCAATTTGGCGCAACTTTCAAGGTTAATCATTTTGGTGACTTTGATCTGAATTTTTCATGCACGAATACAATGGGTGCTGGTATATGTTACTTTAGAGACTCCCCTCAAAACGCAGCATACTTTAGAATCGATCACTTCATAGCCTTTGAGTCAGGTTTCATGTATGTATTTGGTAATGGTTTCACAAAGTCTGTAACATCGGCGTCAGCTTCCGATATATTTACCATATCAAGACGCGGTAACTCGATTGAGTACAAGCAAAATGGCAATGTAGTTTTTACGGAAACGTTAGATTATATCCTTCCTTTTCTATTTAATTGTGGGATGAGTAACAACGGAAGCATATCTGATATTGAAATTATAATACCTTAAAACATGGCAGAAAACGAATACGCAAGATTAGTAACAAAGACGGCTTCTGGAGTTCCAACAATTCCACCAAGTGCAAGCCATAACAATGGAGATTGGATTGATACAGATGTTTATGAAGGTGAGCTTTATATTGATAGTGATACCGGAAAGATTTACACAAGAGTTGGCGCATCTATTATTGATACAGGACTAATAGGATCAGTAAATATTTATAATGCAGATGGGGCATTGACAGAAAACAGAGAATTTAATCTCGCTGGATTTATTTTGTCTATTATAAATGGGCCATTACAAATGGGCGATGGATCAGGCTTGGGGGCTGCTTATATAAATGTTATTAACTCTGCATCAGGTGAAGGTGTTTACATTCAAATAAATGGAGATGGCACGGCTTATAGGGCTAGAATGTCAGACGACAATACTTTCGGTTTAGATATAAAAGCTAAGTCAAATGTTATTTTTGATTCTGATATAAGCACAGATCCAACAGCGATACCAACATCTATACTTACGGTTCATTCAACAAGAAAAGGTACACTTCCTTTTCCTAGGATGACAAAAACAGAAAGAGATTCTATTACTTCTCCTGCTAATGCTTTGATGATTAGCGATACTGATACTGGATATCCTGAAATTAACCATTCTGTTTATGGATGGCAATCGATAGGTTATGGAGAGATAAGATTAACTGTTGATTTTTCTGTTACTCCGTTGAATAGCGGAAACTCTTATAAAAAATCCATACCATCATTGATGCCAATAGGCAAGGTTATTCATAAAATTGTTGTACTCGGTGATAGCATTGACGATTCAACAGCTTCAACACTAACATTTGGTTTTGACTCAGATGCAGATTATAGGGGATTTGCAATATCAGATATCAATAATAGTTCAGGGGCTGTATACTCAGGTAATTCAGACCGGACAACATCAAGTGGCGAGAACTTTAATATAGAGGGAAATGATAGTGTAACATCTGGTATTATGGAAATTATTATTTTTCATACTTAAAAAGTAATTATATTAGCACCTTTAAAATTAATTTATCATGAAAAAAGTATTGTTATTCGCTTTATTATTAAGCACATTATCATTCTCACAAACACAATTCGATTACTTGGGCGGGCTTGGAATGAGCGCAAACGGAACGGGATGTTTCTTTATTGACTTAAACACCGGAAACACAGGATTAGGTATTAACGATGTAAAGTTTATTCACGAGGGGGGTGAGATTTACTTTTGTGCAGTAGCAGGTGACAGCATGAGGCTTCCGGCTAAAGCGGGAAAGGCATGGTATCCAAATAAGCTTTGGCTTGAATGCGACATTTTAAACAACCAGTTCACAGAAAACAAGGCTCATATCATTACAACAGGAGTTCAGAGGCTGTCGAATGGGAGTCATGTATTACCATTTAAGTATAATGATCTGTACAACTACATTGTTTTAAGGGTTTCGGGTGACTCTGTTTATATCCGAGGTTGGCAATTTAACATCCCGGAAGAAGTTTACGAATGCTTTTCATTGGCAGACGCTAAAAAGCTATACAATCAACCCAAAGAATTTATCAAACCTAAAGAATAAACAACATGGAAAGCAAATTAAAATTTAAAACGCCTGACGGAACTATCGTAAATCTCGAAGTTGACGTAACGTATCCGATTGTATTAAGCGTTAACTCGAATACAGCAGAATCATCTATTAGCGTGAATTCACCGGATGGAACTAATTCAACTCAGGAATGGGTTGGAGGAATGAAGAAAAGATAATCAATTGAGAACTCTTTTAATCATATCGTTTATTTTATTCTGTATTGGAAACGCTTTTATTATAATCGCTTTTCAAACACCGGTTCACGAAGGACAAAAAACGCCTGAATGGATCTATGATTTATTATTTAGCGGAATCGCTTTATTTATGACAGCCCCATTTGTGATGATTGTGGGGCTTTGTCGTAAAAACAAAAACCACTTATTAAGCTTTTGTCGTATACCGGCAGCACTCGGTTCTTATTTCGTACTTTTCAATGCGGTGAAGGAAATAACCGGATTAAATTACGATTACTCCACTATTCAACTTGTCATCTTCTTAATCGGAATGACCCTAACCTTAGTTATACAATATGAATACCACAGAAAACACATCGGCGAGTGAAGATGTTAAAATAACTTTGCCTGTAAAAATACAAATGCTTTTATGGCTCAAGGATAAAGGGGCTGTTTTTGCTGTCATGGGCATGGTTTCATGGGCAATGTATAGCTTTATCGTGGAAGATAGGAGAGAGAGAGCTGAGCAAGTGAATGAGCAGAATGAGCAAATAAAAGATTTACGCCGGATAGTAGACGACTGTGCAAGTGCAAAGCGAGATAAACTTGAAATGGATGTCCAGGCTATCAACATAAAAATGGACAAACTATTAACCAGAAGAAACATAAATTAAACCTATGGAACGAGAAAGAAAAAGACCACTTCGAAACTTCTTCAAGCGAATTAAGGCAGAATCGAGCAAAAAGAACCGTACAAAGGGACAAATTGCAACGGCTATTGGGATCGGATGCGCTACCATATTATCACTTGGAGTAGTAACAGCACCTCTTGGAATTGCATTGCTAACTATTGGAGGTGCATTATTTGGCGGAAAAGCGATTTTCCACGCTAGAAAGACAAAGGAAGATTTGACTTCTATCGAATAATTTGTATATTTGAATTCTGACAACAAAGAACCTATTAGGTTCGAATCATTTAATATTATCTCTTGTTTTAGCCTCACCTGCCAGTGGGGCTTTTTCCTTTCATCATTTTATTTCGCCGTTCATCCGAAAAGTATTTCACATTATTTCAAAAAGTTCGTATGTTTGTCATGTAGCAAACGAGTTACAGGAAGGTTTCCCGAAGTGGTAGTAGGTATATCCGGGGCGGAATGAAAATGACCAAGGTCAAAGGTTCGACTCCTGCGACCGTAGATCCAAGGATATTTTGAAATCTTCTTTAAAGAAATTACAAACTCAGCGTAAGAGTTGTAAAAATGTTGTAACATATGTCGGATGGATCCGTAAATTACAACAACCTCATGCGTTATTTGGTTAGCGCATGCAGGGCAATTAAAAGTATTTGCGATTCCTATAAGTTAGACGCATGGTAGTTGAAAAGGAAATACACTACCCCCAAGCTGTACGGGATATGTTAACGGTGAAGGACAGAAACAGCAATCACCATTCCCGAATGACTTTGATCGGTTGTTCGGGAGCAATTAAGAAGGTCAGGAGGAACACGTGGAGTGTGACGTTGGTTAGAGAACGGTTAGGGTTCGACTCCCTTATTTAGATTTCAGTGAATAGTGGTTAGGTTAAGCGGGGTTGTTAGTTTCCCCGCTTTTTAAAAGGAGAATTGGCAGAGCGGTAATGCAGTAGGTTGCTAACCTATACAACTGAAAGGTTGCGGTGGTTCAAATCCATCATTCTCCGCAAAACGATTCATGTCGTTTTATTGGTAACAAATTTAGTTCAGTTTTTAGGTAGGGGTGTAAAAGCCCCTTTTTAATTTAAAGTTATGGAAAGAGAATTGAAATATGAGGTTAGATTATGTAATTATCTTTATTTAAATGATGAGCCTACTAAAATTGATGTGCTTGATATTGATATTTGGGATCAGGACTACCCAATTAATGGGTGTGAACCAATAGCACTAGATGATGAATGGGCTAATAAATTCGAATTTGAGAGCCTTGTTGAAATGGCTTCTTATTTTTGTTCTGAATCAAGATACCCAATAGTAATAACAGCCGAAGATTTAAAAGTAATGAAAGTACATGAAGCACAAAATTTGTTTCAGGCTTTAACAGGCGAAGAATTAACCTTACAAAATGACTGAACCACTATGCACATACTACCGTAAAAAGTGCATGATCCAGGAGTTGGTTAATTTGCAGAATGTGTATGCGAATTCACTTTTCCCGGATATTTTTACAGAAAATGAGTTGATAAAATCAAGATTAATACAACACACGAAAACAATGAAACAACCAAAATTAGGCGACCGTAAAGAGGTCGTAAGATTCGCATTTTTACCTATACTTGTAGAAAGTAGATTTGTTTGGATGAAGCGATATAAGCTAGTGAAACAATATAATTCATGGCAAGAATACGATTCCATGCTAAACGATTCATACCCGGTTGAAGAATGGGTAACAGTAGAACGTAAATTGATGAGAAGATGAAGCAAGTTCAATTAATACATGTAGAAACTCCAAAAGGTTATCATGAAGGATTTTACGCTATTTATGGTGATGAGCAAGTTGAATTAACAAGAGATCAAGTTATAATTATTGATAAAGAACTTGGAGAAAAATATGTTTCAATGTCAGAAGATGAAAAGTGGAGCTGTATAAAAGAAATAACTAAAAAGTAACTATGACAAACGTAAAAAATTACACGGACGAACAACTAAAGAGTAAAGTTGAATCATTAGCTAAATTCAAAGGATGGAAAGATGGAAAGTATTTAATCCTAGTTCGATCAAATGAAGATGAATACAACAAGTTTGACGATAAGGCTTATTTAGTCGATGTGGTGACAGGAATTCCATTTTTCAAGAATGTATACCCATGCACAACAAATGCAGGCTCACAGGGTCTTAAACGCTTTGAAACATACCAAAAGTTAGGTTGTGCAGTTGCGTTATCTGATACTATCGTTTACAATTCACATGTTTACGGATTGCATGGTAAATCACAATACCCGGCATATGTTCAAACTTTCAAGGGTGAACAATTCCCTTATACTCGGGATAACGATAAAGATGATAAGGCGGAAAATTACGGTAAGGTTTACACGGATAGAATCGGAATGAACATTCACAAAGCCGGATTTGATACGCAAGACATTAACGGAAATTCAACTGCATGCTTTGTATTCAAGAGATCAAACGATTTTAATAAGTTTATGGTATGGGCGAATAAATTACCTATAACAGTAGCTTTGCTTTCAGAGTTTTAATTGCTATCTTAGCACCCATAGGTATCGTTAAACCTCTAATAATTAACGTGTTTTTGATTACGACTAAGCGACTTTAACGGGTCGCTTTTTCTTTTTACCGTTCATCAGCCAATACAACCGTTTGTACTTTTCATAGGAATTATTCGCCTTTTTATAGGAACTATTCATATATTTGTAAGGTAATCAAAAACGAAAAATATGTTAGGACTATCTCACAATTACGAAGTTAAAATAGGGAATGAAACCCATGTTCTTGAGGTTATGAAAAAAGAGTACTACACACTATATACAATGTACACGAAAAGAAACGGCTTAGAATTACCTCATACAAGAACTTGCAAACAAAGATTAAGCAAGGACACAAAGGATTTTTTCAACGTTAAATAAAATAAATATGTCAGAACACGTACAGATAGTAAAAGTAAGCGAATCAATTGTTGAATACTTTTCACAAGAAATTGATTTACAAAATGAACCTAACAACAAACAAAGAGATATAAAAATTCAAGAGTTTAAATCAAAACTTCAAGAATCTTTAAATGTTGGAGTTGGTAAAAAGGAAATAGATTGGATAAAATAACCCACCGTTGGGCGACAACGGAAAGCGCATAATTTAATAAATAGAAATTATGGAATACATAGTAGTTACAAAGGGAAATGAAAGCGAAGTTTGGGGAACTGGATTCTATGGTGATTATGGTAAAAATAAAGCACAAGTTAGAATTGATAGCGGATACTTTCACGATCACATGTTTAATGATGACAAGAATAAAGAGTTAATTGTAATTGAAGTTAAAGAATAGATACTATGAAAAAATCAATTTGGAACAAGAACAAGTTTGTCACAAAAGAGGACAAAGAAAAGGCTGAAAGGTTCAGTAAGCTCGCAATGAGAACGACACTTATTATCGTTTGGTCAATCGTAATGATATTAATAGGAACAACAAACGGTAAGGATCACTATTTAAACACATACGGAAATGGAGAGTAATTTACAGATGTCATTGAAACGAAAGTGGTTTGAAATGACGAAAGCAGGGATTAAGACTGAGGACTATCGAGAAATTACACCGTATTGGATAAAGAGACTATGTTTTAAGCCAAATATGGGATGTGTTTCTGATTACCCAAGTCATAGGCAATATGGAGAATTTGTTATTGAACAATTCGACTACAATATCATGACACTTGGTTATCCTTCGAAAGATGATCACGACAGGATTTTGAAACTACCACATGCAGGCATTGAAATTCGAACCGGAAACCCTGAATGGGGAGCTGAACCGGGTAAAATTTATTTTGTAATTAAACACGGAAGACCATGAGCAACACAAAACAACCGCCCGCAGAGTTGGTGGAGAAGATGAAGGAATTTACCATTCCGTTACCTAATAAAATTCAGGATTATAGAGATAAAACAATTAGTGAAATAACAACTGAACGTGCAGAACAATGCGCCCAAATAGCGGTGAATCATTCGGAACCATTCAAAGAGCAATTTATTAAATGGATGAATCTTTATAATGAACAAACGGAAGAGAACCGGGGGTTGAGGGAATTCCTAAAAGAATTTACATCTGCAATTGAAAGTGAAGAAATCATAATCCAAGAAAACTATGACAATGATGGATGGGAAAATTGCGGCGGAAGACTATATGAACAAGCAAAACAACTCCTAAACAAATAGAGATGGGAAATAAAGATTTAAAGAAAATATTGATTGATTTTTTTAATTGGTATAATGACAATCCTGAAGAATTTAGTAATAACGAGACTATTGTAGATGCCTATATCAATTCACACTCACCCGACACTTTGCAGGAAGGGGATTGGTTTCAGGGCACAAAGGAAGAGTACGAAACTGTTATTAGAATTGAAGGAGAACTTGAATTAAGTGAAATATATCCTTATTTATCATTAATCGATGATGAAGGGTTATGTTATTTTAAAGGCTCAGTTGATTTAGCTGTTAACTCACTAAAGAAAACCCAACTCACCCCGGAAGAGTTCATAAGACGGGCGGATAATCATTTTAACAATAAAAATAAATAATTATGGATTACGAATTACAAGAAGAGAGGAAAAGAATCCCACATCATGCAGAACTTTTAGATATAGGAGATCGTTGTATTTGCAATATTCGTCACAAAACTGATGGAAGTAAAAACATTAATAATGCGCTAAGTGGAGAATGGGGAGGCAACAAGGTTCGTTGTTTAAAGTACTATACTTCTGACGCTCTAATTTCAGGAGAAAAATTAAAGGTGACGTGTAAAAACTGTTTAAAAAAATTAAGATGATAACACAAGGACAAAAATTGAAAGATGGGGACTGTATATACGGTCTAACCGAACAGCAAGCAAAAGAATTACTTGAAATAACAATTGATGACTGGAATATTGATGAAAACTTATTAGAGGGTTTGGTATTTAATGGGCTTTGTTTGTTTCCTGTTTATATAGATTACTGCTCGGAACTTGAAGAATACTCCTTCCCCGACTTCAAGACACTATGTGAAAATACTTTTGGAAATGGTTAAGAGTATAGGAGTAGTTGGATTTTATGATAGTCCCACATGCACGGATTTTGAATATAAATTAAATTCAAAAGAAGAACTGGAATACATTTTTACAGGAGACCTTCATCAAGTGCCGAAAATCAAAAAAGACGGTCAAACAAACCGCCGCGAACAACGTAAATTGAAAAGGAAATGATAATAAAAAACGAAGAGCATAAGAGGCAGTTAAGGATTAAGTTCGGAGTTCTATTAATGGAACATGAAATGAACCTGATGAGTTTTTGCAAGAAATATAAAAAAGAACTTTACGAGATGTTGAAAACGGAAAGATCTGTGCTAGATACATACAAGTTTTTGTATAACAGGCTTCATGTATGCGTAAACATAGACCTAGATTTCATTCAGAAGTTGATAGACCTAGTAGACAAGACTCAGAAGGTTCAGGAAATTAGAGGCAAAATAGTAATCGGTAAACCTTTTTGATATGAAACTAAAATACTTACAACAATACGACGCGCTTGTTTTATCAGATCCAATGCATTATAAATCTGTTTTCGAGCATCTATTTAGGTGTGAGCCAAAAGGAATACGTGATGAGTTAATTGACATGTATGTTCAGCAAGCAATAAGCATGAAAGGAATATTTTACTCAAAGAAATACAACAGCATTATGTTTGGATTATTCGAAAAGCAGAATAAACTTGAGCCGAACGAATTTATTAACCGGTTAAAAAACACATTGTGATACTAACAGACCAAAAGCAAATCGAAAAGCTCAGGTTGTTTATTCTGCTTAGATTCGAAGAAAAAGGTATAACGATATCAGAACTTTGCAAGCATAATGAAATAAGCTATGGTATTTGGTATCGTCGTATGTTTTCACAAGATACACTAAAATTCGAGTATGTTAATTATATCCTTGAATTACTAAAATTCAACTATAAATTAATACTTATTAACAATGTTATTCACAAAGTTTTCCAATCAAAAATGAATTATGAAAGCAATTGAAGTAAAGAAGGGAGATAAAGTTTGGTATAGATGTGAATTAGCAGTAGTTATTAGTTGCTCATTGAATACAGTAAACATAAAAAGATCTTCAGGTATTGAAGAAACAGTAAGTTACAGTCAAATAGAGAAGCATGAGCGTACCAACAAATAATAAACATAGAATAAAGTTGTTCAATAGTCCTGAAAGAAAGCCTAATAGAGTTTTTCGTGATTGGAAACAAGTTGTAGCAACTGTAAAAAGAACGGGTATAGAAAAATACCCAAGATTAATAGAAGCGTGGGGATTTAAAAACCCCGAAAACGAATACCCGGATTAAAATTAAGAGATATGAAAAACATACTATCAAAACTAAAGAGAAAATTAACCGGAACTATCAACACGGATTTTAAGCCGTCGATAGGAATTCCGATCACTAGAACGGTAAGCAATGCTAATCCGATTCTATACGAGACAAAACAATATACAACGCCTTTTAATTGAAATTTACGAGTAGGATGCCATTGAATAAGCAACAACTTAGAAGACTTAGTTTAATCTGTCAATATTTTAATGACAAGGTTGGAGTGAAAGTTTACTGTAACGATATACTAACATTCGTAAACGATAGAGATTTCAACGTTTGTAAATCAACAATAGAAAAGGATATTAAACACTTAAAAAACGAATATGACTTAGATGAATTTGTTGATTGTAAAAACGGATCAGGATATATTTGTCACACTAATTTTGTATTCTTGGAACTATTGAAAAATCATTTAAACTTATTTTAAAACAATCGCATGAAAAAGACATTTGATCAGTACGATAAAGACAATCCTCACGTTTGGCAGGGATTTATTCACTTCTGCATTCAGACACGTGCTAAAGGATTCCTAAGGTATTCAGCTAAAGGAATATTCGAATTGATCCGTTGGCACACATCAGAACGAGGCAAAGAGCCATTCAAGGTAAACAACAACTTCACGGCAGATTACGCACGGAAAATGGAGGCAGAATACCCCCACTTCAAAGACTTCTTCGAGAAACGAGAACTTAAAAAATTAAACAGATAGACATTCAACGCGCATTCCGGCAATGGACAGAAAAAAACTTTACAGAAAACGACACGGAATAGAAATAAAGTGTATATTTGACTTATCAGAAGCGTAGGAACTTCAGGAAATTTTATTGAAAAGTCAGCATGAAAAGGTAATCCTACGCACCTCGATTGCTGGCTTTTCGCATTTAAAAATTAATGAAAAAATACAAAATACTAAATCTTTACGCTTGCCTTGGAGGAAATCGTTATAAATGGGATGAGGTGGCACGTGAATCCAATATTGAAATTGAGGTTACAGCGGTTGAGTTGGATGAATCAGCCGCAATGTTGTACCAAGATCGTTTTCCTAATGACATTGTGATAGTTTCGGATGCTCACAAATATCTACTGGATCATTATAAAGAGTTTGATTTCATTTGGAGCTCTCCCCCATGTCCTAGCCATTCAAGAGCAAGATATTGGAATAGTTCTAATTATGATACAACAACAGAAGCTATTTATCCTGACATGAAATTATATCAAGAAATATTATTTTTACAGCATTACTTTAAAAGTGGAAAATATGTTGTTGAAAACGTAATTCCTTATTATGATCCTTTAATAATTCCACAAAAAAGAGGTCGACATTTATATTGGGCAAATTTTAATCTACCAAATGATTTAAAAGACAGAAGATTTTCTATTAGTTCAGCTAAACAAGAGTTAAAAGGGTTATGTGAATTTCATGAATATGATTTTACAAAATATAAAGGCAATCAATCTGTTTTGAAAATGGCACGTAACCTAGTTGACTTTGAAGCTGGAAAAACTATATTTCAAACCGCTTTAGGAATTGTTATTGACAACAATAAGGAACAACTAAAAATGTTCTAATTATGGCTAGACCCGAACGAAAAACAGTAGACTACTTTCCACATAGTATCGGTAATGGTAAAAAGATGTTCTTTATTGAGCAGAAATACGGAAATGATGGTTATGCAACATGGTTTAAAATACTAGAATCATTGGCAAGCACAGATGACCATTTTCTAGACTTAAACAATCAAGTAGATATTTTATTTTTAAGTGCTAAATGTAGGGTGTCTGAAATTACTCTTTTAAGTATTTTGGAAGACCTTTCAGTATTGGATGAAATAGATAGATTTCTTTGGCTTAATAAGATTGTTTACAGCCCTAAGTTTATAGAATCAATAGAGGATGCTTACGCAAGAAGGAGTAATAAATGTATGGATTACGAAAGTTTTTGCGAACATTATAAGGGTTTATGTACTACAATAACTCGTTTAAACTTTGAAAAACAATACAAAAACACACAAAGTAAAGCAAAGGAAACTAAACCAAAGGAAATAAAAGAAAAAGAAAGTAAATTAATCTTGTTCGATTCATGGTGGAATTTATACGAAAAGAAAGTTGGAAGGGATAAAGCTCAACCAAAATGGCTAATGCTTTCCATGGATGAAATAAACGCTTGTTTAGAAGTTGTAAGCAAATATGTTCATTCAACTCCCGATAAGCAATTTAGAAAAGATCCAACAACTTACTTGAACGGTAAGCATTGGCAAGACGAAATAATTATTAAACAACCAATTTACAATGGAACTACAACAGAACAATCAAAACGAACTCTCGAAGACCAGGCAAACGCCCTTGTCGAACGAATTAATTCAAAGTATTCAGGACAAAATGCAACAGGTGCAAATGATAGCACCACAGAAGACAGTCATTACGAAGTTGTTGAATGATGAAACACCTTTGTGTATTACTGATCAGGTTAGAGTTTTAAAAGCCTTTGCATACATCGTCAAGGTTTACTTCGGATTAAATACTGATACGGTTTCAGACGAGGTTTACGAGCTTGCCTTTAAACAAATCAAAGAAAAGTATCCTAACCTTACTTTTGAGCAATTGAATTTAAGCTACTCAGAAACTACTTTTGAAAAGAAGCAAGGTGTTTCCCTTACAGTTACAGAGTTAATGCAACCAGTGGCTTTATTTTGGGTTAAAACGCAATTCATATTACATCAATCAGACAAGATAAAACGAGAACTTGATGAAGAGAACGAAAAGGAAGCGAAAATACAAGCGCATTACGATGAGGCTATCCGGCTTTACATTGAGTGCGTAAACTCAGATAAGTTTTGGAAAGGTGAGTTCTTTCATGCTAGCGTATTTGCAGAGGATAGCTTTAAACATCGATTTACAAAAGACGAAAAAGACAAGATTTACAAAGAGGCATGGGACAAGGTAAGAGAATTGGAGGCTCAACAAAAAACGGCATTGATCGATAAAATTCCGTTCACTATTCCGATTCCAACAAATTACCAAATGTTTTGCCAGTATTTAACAACAGAAGCTTGCAAGCGCGGGCTTGAAATAATAGTAGGATGAAGGAAAAAAGACAAGTTCAACAGGTTAAATCTTTTAAGATTGATCCTGAAAATCCTGGATTAACAGATGAATTAGTGAACGAATATATAACCAATACTTATAATGGTAATTCAGCTAACATTATAATTGGATTTGGTTTTATACATGTTGTTAGAAACGATCTTAAAGAGGTTACATTAACTAAAAACAAATGATATGAGCGAATTTATTATAGAGCTAGAAAACGAAAAGTTTAATATTATTTTGAATGATGATGAATCATGGTTAAGAGGTCATGTTTACCCAATTATTGAATGGACTAGGGGTAATGAATCGGGATGGTCTTACACTTCAAAAATTAATGGAGAATGCCTTGATAAGTTTGATATAGATTGCAGAAAAATATTTGCATTTAATTTCTGTTGGCGCGGAGTATGGGAAGGAAGGATTTATTTCGAAGATGATGAATACTGGTCAGAAGAATTGAAAATAATTTCACAGGCATGGGACAAAATCGAGATAGAATTAAAGAACATAATTAAAAATAAATACCCTAATTATAATTATGATGATTGATATGAAACTAACAAAACAAGACGTTTGCGTGTTCATAGAGAATGAAGCGCAACTACAAGAGGCAAGGGAGTTGCTTGAAAGGTATGGGGAGAAACATCGATTCTTTTACGAACCAAAAGAAGATAACTTTATGTCTTTAAACGGCTCTGTAAAATGGGGTATTTATGGATATAAAATGGATCATGAATACCTAATCACCCTCACCGAACTAGAAACAATTTTAAAAGAGGAACATGGAAATGATAACAAGTAAAGAGGTTGCACAACAAATTTATAATGATTTTGATATGATAATTTACACCGATCAGGATCATAACAACCAAGTTAAAAAATGCGCTATTAAAGCGGTAGATTTAAGATTGGAAGGCGATTTTTTATTTACGAGCATCGAATATGGTTATGATAGTCTTGAATACTGGCAACAAGTAAAACAACACTTAAACGAAATGTGATGAAAAAGACAGCAGAGGAATTTTTAAGAGATAAGGGAATTTTAACTAAGGATAAAAAACAGTTTGTTATAAATTATCCCGACGGAACTAGTTTTTCAGTAAATGATTTACTAGAAGAATACGCCGACCAGGTAAAACCTAAGTGGATTAGTGGGAGATTTTATGTGGTTGAAAACAGTAAATATGAAGAAGGAATGATTGACCAGCTGTCTAACGGATTCGAAGACTTTCAAGATGCGATTAAATTTTTGAATACCGATTACAATAAAGCATGGCATAAAAACTCATTTATTATTAATCGTGTTGACCCATTACCTGAAAAACCCTAGTTATGATTGACCTAGAAGAAATAGACGGCATCAAACTTTCAGTGAAAGAGTACGCACCTATATTTGGTAAAAGTGTATCCTGGGTAACCAAGCATCTTAGAGCCGGAAAAAAGTTGCCCTACGTTTTAAAGGCTGTTAAACACGAACGATACAATAATTGGATTCTGACAGTTTCAAGCTCGATTAAACTCAAACAACCGATCAAATAGTTATTTAACCACTCATAACAAAAGTAGTTTGGGTATTGTTCCTTAACCTTACTTTTGCTATGTAATCAAAAATTAAGTTATGAAATTGAAAATCGAAATCAAAAGCCGATTCACTGGCAAAATTCTATTCTCATACGAGAAAGAAAACAACACAATTAAAGATACAGTTCTTAAGGCTTTAGAGGATGGAGCAAATCTTGTAAGAGCAAATCTTTATGGAGCAAATCTTGATGGAGCAAATCTTGTAAGAGCAAATCTTGATGGAGCAAATCTTTATGGAGCAAATCTTGATGGAGCAAATCTTGATGGAGCAAATCTTGATGGAGCAAATCTTTATG